TGTAATTTTTAACTGTCGTTCTAATCTCATAAAGAAACTTAATGCCTCATTTCTTTTATCTCCACGTTTACCTATTCTAGATATAAAGAAATGAAACTGTCTTGTAGGCATTGTGCCAAAATTTAATTTTTCTAAAAACTTTCTACTTGAACGATTGTTTTTAAAACTTATATATCTGTTATCTGGATTTTTTACTGCGTATGCTAACATGTAAAGATCAGTAGCATGTGTTCTCATCAAAGTAAAATGTCCATATTGGGTAGTTTGTTTAGCATATCCTACAGCATAATCTTCAAGACCATCATCTTGTAACATCATATATAATGTCAAAGTATGAAGATAAAGTAGGTCTGCAATGTCTCTGCCAGTAAGATTTTTAAAGCCGTTGGTTGTTCTATATAACCTTGCTTCAGATATTTCTTGATTTACTAATTTTAAATCCATTTTACTTTCGCCTACATAGGCTTTAACTGTTTGAGCACCTTGTTTCTTTAATGCTTGATGTCTATGATTGCCATCAATCATAGTGCCATCTTTATGAACCACAATAGTAGGAGCATTACTTAAATCACTTTTAACCATATTATCTATATTATTTTGATCTCCTTCCCAACCATCTGCTGGTGCTACAGAGTTTATAGGAATGGTTTTTAATTTAAAAACTTTATTTTGTCTTACCCATCCAAGCCAATCTGGATGATGCTTCTCTTTCATAGCCTTTTCTAAGTATGTTATCATTTCATCAGTAGTCATGTCATTCATTTTCCAGGTGCTCCTGTTCCAAAATTAAGTTTACTAAACTCTAATCTATCGACTAACTTAATTGCGTTACCTATTTTGTCTACTGCAACAAATCCTTCCTCTCCAGTTACTTCATAACCGTTTTCTGTTTCTTTGAATGTTGGAATTTGTCTTATCTGTTCTAATTTTTTTATAAGTTTTATTTTTGCTTCTATGATTTTTAAATATAAGTCATATACTGCAACTATTTGTTTTGCATTTTCTCTGATAAATTTGACTCCTTGAACTAATTTATCATTTGCTTCGTCTTGTTTTTTCTGCGTCTTGTAACCATCTATTTTCTTTTGCATAAAGTCTATGTATTTTTGCACGAATCCTTGTGCAAACTTAGTTGGTTCATCAAATGCTCCTGCTCTGATATTATTATTTACATGTGCTTTCAACTGTTGTAAAAAATCTTTGCCTATTAAATCATTACCTTGATCCAACCATTTAAATGTGCTTGGTTCTATACTATTGAGATAATTATTTGCTTCTGTGATTGCACTTAAAATATCTACATTTTCTTCTTTGCTTAGTGTAATTATACCACTAAGATCTTTTATTAGTGCATCTCTGTGCCAAACACTTGACGTTTGTCCTAATACACTACTGTCAAAACCAAATTTAGCCTGAGTATCTGCTAGTGTAGGACCTCCTTGATATTCTGTATGCCATACTATGCCTATTTCAGCACTTGAAATGTCTTTTGCCAAGTCTGAATCTACTGGTGCAGTATAAACAAGTGTGTTAGGCTTAAATGCAATAACCTTTTCACCGTCTATTCCAATATTCATTAAATCTTCTTTTGTATATAACATGTCACCTTGTGCAACTGTATTCCAATTTAATTTACTTAAATGCTTTAGTGCTATCTTTAACTTTGATTGCAATCCTTCTGCTGGATGATTTTCTTCTATATCTCTATTTGTAAAATTAATTTTTGGCTTTTGTGCAAATACACCTTTGGTTCCTACAAAAAATTTGCCAGTCTCAGGATCTTTACCTGCTACAATGGCTGGTGCACCGTCCCATTTAGTTGTCATGCTTACTGGAGCCTCACTATTTCCTTCAAGCATCTGATGTAAACTGTATAGATAGTCTACTGCTTCTTTGGCTCCTTGGTGTCCTTGATTAAATATATGATCTTCTAAGTGTTCCAAATGAGTATTCTTACCATCTGCTTCGCAGATAATATTTGTAATAGAATTTTTTACAATCTCATTTAATCTCATTTTATTTCAATTCAAAGTTTGGATTAGTTGCTGTTTGTCCACCTTTGTTATGGGTTCTAGGTTTGTAACCTTTAGGAACTGCATTTCCAATTTGTAGTTTTATTGAACTTAGAGGTGTTGTATATCCTTTATTGTTGAACTTACTAACTAACATTGCTGAAGTGTCACCAGGTTTTACAGGATTTTTAATTTGTGCTTTGATCATTCCGCCTGGCTTTCCAGAGTTTTTACCACCTATATGAAATACAAATGCACCTGGCACTATTTTATTCCTATGTTTGTTTAACAATTCAGGTTGATTTAAATCAACTAACTGATTAACTATCTTATCTAGTTCAGGAAATTTTCCTTTTGCAACTTTAATAGGCTGATTTGTTGAAGGGTCTATAAATTTATGTGATATAAACATATTGCCACCTAAATGAGATTGCCAATTTGGATTATCTGCTTTAAAAAATGTTCCGTCTTTGTTTTGTTTAGTTTGCCCTAAGCCTTTCATTTGTAACCATTTATTATAGTCTGGAAATTCGTTACCCATTTTTTTAGGATCTGCCATTGCCTTGGCCTTTTCCCTTCCATATTGGACTTTAACTTGCATTTCAGCCTTCCATTGGTCATCTGTTGGTTGATATTTGTTTTTGTCTGGATCTTTTGCTGATAGTTTTCTATCTCCTACTCTGCTTAAATCTTTTTTGGGACTGTAGTATGCACCTTTAGGATCTGTTGGCATGTTAGGTCCTTGTTGAGCCTTCCATTTTTGAAATGAAGGCATAGCATTACCATATGGTTGAAGTAATTCTCTGTATTTTTCAGGTTCTGAATCCTTAAATAGATTAAGTTTGTTCACCCATGTTTCATAGTCTTTCTTAGTTAAAGTTGCACGGTCCATTGCCGCTTGGTTATATTTAGGAAACTCTTTTGCTATATATTTGTAAGCAGGAAAAAGTTGTCCAGCACTTAAAATGCTTTTAGCAATGCCTTTTAAAAGGTCTGGATTATTAACTTTTATTTTGCTTTGTTTGATTATATTATCTATATTACCAAAAATTTGTGCAATTTGTTGCGTTCCTTGTGCCATTGCATCTTGATATGCTTGTGATTTTTTAGGATCGTTTGGATTATCATAACCAGGGTCTCCATACTCTGGTTCTTCACCTGGCATTGAAGGCGGTCTTGAAAGAATGCTATTATATTCATCTGCATCTTTTTGTGATAAATCATATGCTCTTTTAAGGTATTCATCTTTATACCTATCAAATTCAACACCGTCATTGTATGCTAATTCTTTTGCTACATGATCTAATCTTTCTGCTTCTGGGCCACCTAAGTCATCTTCGTAAACAATAGATTCTCCCTTGTATGTTGGATCTTGTTGTGCTTTATCTTTCATTGCCTGATATTCTGCAGAACCTTGGATATCTTTTTGTGTTTTATCAAATACATTTTGTAAATCACCTAAAAGTTGATGTAATATTTGTCCTTGGCCTGCTTGTATAATAAGATCTAATTCTGCTTTTATATCTCCGTCTAGTTCTATATTTTTTGTTGCATTTGGATTACCAAATAATCCCATTTTATCCATTGCCGCTAACCCGCCTGATACAAAAAGTTTATCAAATGTGTTCGCTGTAGGGTCTTGACGAGTTGCTACGCCATACTTACCAGTTTGCCCTGCCTTCCACTGAGCAATCTTTCCTTGCTTTCCGAATACTCTACCTTGTTTCTTTTTGAATGCATCATCAGTTCCTGTGCTGTCCAGCCTTGGATTAATCTGTTTCCATAATTCGTCTGCGGTAAGTCCAACAATAGGTTGACCAATTTGTGATTTGTCTATGCTGTTGTTTACTTTGAAACCAAAAGTCTCTAAATCAAATACAGCAGTTCCGTCTTTTGGGTTTTTTCCATTTATATTTAGAACAGCGGTGTATAATGTTCTAGGATATTGCCATTGGCCTTGAACTTTCTTTTCTGTTGGATCTTTTCTTAGTAATTTCTCTCGGTCATCTCTGTTTAGTTTATAGAAACCATGGTCGCGTCTTATTGCAACTGGCTGACCATTTTTAATAAAAAAATATTTGTATTGATTTTTTTGACCTTTTCTTGCCTTTCCGGCATCCGGAGTGATTTTTTCAATTCGAATAGGGTAACCACCTTGTGCTTTTGTCTCACTTATTAAGTGGTTAATCTTCACTTGATTGCTCCTTCAAGTTTTCTTTGATAATTTTTTTAATACCTCTAGAAAATTTTGAAGGATCGCGATGTTTGATACTATTTACAAGCCTATTAGTTAAATTTTTTGCTTCTTCTGGTGAGTAGTTTCTATCAACTTGTTCTAGCAGATTGATTGCACTTGCTATAACATGCTCAGCACGATTTTCCACAACGTAATCCTTGCTCTTATCGACGGAAATTTTATTTAATTCTTCTAATATGCTTCTATGTTTAGCCACAATCTCTCCAGCGGTATTATGCTTTACTACTATTTATCATTAGAAGTCATTCTTTTTTAAGAACTCATGCATGTTCAATGCTTGATCTATTGTTCCTTTAGATTCTTCATCATCTGCTTTAATAGAATTATTACGTTTTAGTTGATCAACAAGTCCTGTTGTGGACATAGTCATTGCATCTTCATCGCCTTCTTCTAAATCTTCTATTCTTAATGTGTCAGGGTCGAACTTTAAGTCTACTTTACTACCAACACCACTACTAGAACGTGTTTTCATAAACTGTATTTGATATCTGCCACGTTCTCTCATAGCATTACTTGTAAATATACCTACAACATTATCTGCTGTTTGTATCTTACTAATACCACCTGCAATATGGTGGTGGTCAAATTCTATTTCTTCTACTGCACCTCTGTTCAACTGCGATGCTGTAACCATTAGTAAGTCTCGTTCCATTGCTAAGTTACGCAACTCCTCTGATACATACTTGTCTTTTATAAACAGATCACTACCACTAACTTTTGCACTGATAGGCATCATTAAATCCAAATAATCAACCAGCAAACAATCTATTTTTTCGCCACTTTCAATCTCATATTCTCTCAAAAAGACTCTTAAATCGTTAGCATTAACACCATTTGGCATTTGCTTTACCCTTAATCTACCAGCACCTTTGGCCTTCATACGCACCTTTAAGTCAACATCATCCATATTACGCATTATTTCTTTAGTGCTGTATCCACTAACCATTGCATCGAGACGCATACTTATTAACTGTTCACTAAGTTCTAAACTAACATAAGCAACATTAAGTCCTGCAAGTGCCCAATTAACCGCAAAGTTTTGTAAGAATAAACTTTTACCTGCACCAGAACCACCAGCAAAAATTGTAATTTCTCCTCTGTTTAGTCCGCCATACAGTTTGTGATCTATGCCTTTCCAGCCTGTGCTAACAGCACCTGCTTGATTTTTAATCCATTCTAATCTCTCTTTTGGATTTTCAAAATACTCTAAACCTAAGTCTTTTACAAGTCCTACTTGACTTGCATCTTTAATTTTATTTTCAACTGTTCCATAGTCTTGATTTTCTAACAAGTCTGTGCTTTCGATAATTGCTTTTTCTAATGCTTTATGTCTGCAAAAAGTTTCAAACTCTGATAAAAACCAATCGTGATGATCAACAGTTACATTAGGTATTGGTTCTAATTGTATGCCTGCTACCGCACTTACTTGTTCTGGAGTTGGAATTGAATTATGCTTTTCGCTATGGCTCTTAAAAAGTTCAACTGCTGATCTATATTTCAAATTAAAATACTCAGGCTCTACAATGTTTTGACACCTTGCAAACAAGTCAGCCTCACTTAATAAGAATCTTAAAAACAGTTCTTGTGTTTCTTCGTTGTAATTTTTTATATCGCTCATAATTTTTCTAACTCACTTATTATATATCTATAAATTTTTTCATGTCCTGCTTCGTTTGGATGGAAATCTGTTTCACTTTCAACAAGAGGACCCTGTTTTCCTACAATATGACTCATAGGTTTTGTAAAGTATGGTGTAATGTGTTCAACATTTGGTATGCATTTCTCACTCATTGCTGTAAAAAGCAACTTAATACCTTTTGCTTCACATAAAAGTTTTAAATTATTACACAATCCTATTATGTGTAATTCTTTGTCTTTTGTATTTGTAAGCATTGTGTCATTAAAAAGTTTTAATTTGTGATAATACTTGTCTTCAATGGTCTCTCCTTTTTGGTTAAAGTATCTATAATCTTCTCCTCTTTTACTGAACCCTTCTCTTTTTAAAACTTCCAATTGATGATCTCTGTGAATAAATCTTGTTGGCATATATGCTATATACATAGGCTCATGCCATCTTACAAATTCCTTGCTCCTTAAAAATACTTCACCTCTGTCCATAGATGAAAGTTGACAAATCATAATATCTATAGGCATTTCATTAAAAATTGTTTGCATACACATTCGCAATGATCTAAAAGAACTCCCACCATTCAATGATTCATTTATAACATTGTCTTCTTCAAAATATGCAGGCCATGGTTTGCCGTCTCGGTCTCTAAGTTCTTTATGGCCTTCTGAGAAACTACAACCATTTACATAAATGTTTCTCATAACATTTTTGCCCTCACTCGTGCTTTTATCTTGTTGCTAGTAGCATGATTAATGATACTTGATACTGTGGCCAGCCTTCCATATTTTAAAACGGCATCTGCGGCGTCTTTAATTTCTGCATGCCACGGAGGAAAACTTATCTCCCAATCTAATGCTAATGCTTGTTCTATGAGATCTTTACCTGCATCATCTCTGTCTGGACATAGTATTACACGTTGACCTAGTTTGCTTATTAAATGGGCCTGCTCTGCTCCTATACTATTGCCTTGTATAGATACACCATCTATTAATATTGCATCAAATACTCCTTCAGTAACAATAACAACTTCTCTTTTACTGTCTGCAAATCTATCAATATTAAAAACATATCCTGTTTGCATGTTATGTAAATATTTTGCTGTTTGTTTTGTAGGTGGATTTATATGTCTTGCTGTCCAGCCAACAAGATCTCCATTATATGAAAATGGGACTACTAATCTCTGCTTGTATAAACTTTCATCTAAGTATAGCAGTGGATATAGACCATATAGTCCCCTTTCAATAGCATACTGTCTAACTGGATGATCTGCAGATAAGTCATCTACTGACATAGCAGAATCTGGTAAGTCGACAGTTTTAAATTGAGATAATGTGTAAACATAATCTGTTGTTTCTTCTTGTTCTAATATTTCTGCATACTTCAGTAGTTCAACTTGAACTTTATGCAATTCTGTTTGATCTACTCCTAGTATTGTAACTAGTTCTTTAAACTTTCCGCCTAAGTGAGGATTTGGTGCCCAGCCTGTTTTATACCCGCAGTTAAAACAATTAAATGATATCTTAGGACCACTAGTAATAATGCCGCCTCTTTTTCTAGTATCACTGCACATAGGACAATTTAGTGTAGTCCAGCCGCTAGGTGTTTTGCTTGTCTTTACTGGTAAATTATCAAAGACAAGTCGATGCACCTGTTCTACTAGTGAGTCTATATCCATAAGTTTATTATACAGGATATATGTAATATGTCAAGTTAATTTCTTAAAAGAATTTTTGTAATAGAACCTGACGTTGGGTAAGTTAAGCATCTTATCCAGTTTGCGTTTATAGTAAATGTTTTGTGTGTAATATTGCTTGTTGCTGAAAAAGAGCAATTAGAAATATTAAACCAATCTTTACTTGCGTCATCGTTATTAGGTTGATTCTCTAAAATGCTACCTTGTATTAAAACATTACCTGTAAAGGTGGAAGGATATATTGCTAACGAATGTCGAGCGTCTGCAAAATTTCTATCTTGATTACCATATAAGGAATTAGTTGTAAATATATTTGCACTATCTCCTAATGTAGTATTAGCAACCTGCGTAAATACATTTGCTAGTTGTGTTGCAGTAGGCTCTATAACACCATCTGCAAGTATCTCAATATTCATTGAAACGTCATAATCTTGGTTTGAATATATTGGCATATTTTTTGTTTCTACAGAATCTTTACTCAAATACATTTTGTAAAGTCCTGGGTCTATACTTGTTAAATCGCCTTCATTTAAATATAGTTTTATAATCCCAATGCTACTAGTATCCTCACACTTTCTTGTAAGTAATCTTTTTTTAGTTTGAGGATTGTAAATATGTGCATATATTGTTTCACTAAAAACATTTTGCAATTTTCTATCTCTATCGCGAATGTTAAAAGTAAGTTCGTTACTAAATCCTTTATGTGCTTTTAATTGTCTATTGTTCATAGGTCTGTTTTCCAAATAAAGTGCGTCAGAAGATACCACTAAATCTATCGGGTCGTCGTATAAATATAATCTGTGATCTCCATGACTCATGTTTTTATAACCTTTATGTATTACTATTTATCTTTCTAGATGGTAAATATCATTATGCAAGAAATGTATCAAGAAAAGTTTCCGTTCATTACTGGTTTAAAGTATGGCGAGACTGAACACTTTGGTATTGTTGTAAACTATGATAATTCTATAATCACTTTTTACGACATACAAAAGATAAGCAATATCGATCAAACAAAACTTTTATTAGAACTTGGCGAAACTTGGTGGTGGGAATCTAATAGGCTTATGCCAATTGATGTGTTCCTACACCATGAGATGAAATCATTTCGGCCTTACTTAACTACCTTTGTAATGAAAGACGTTACTCATCAATTTGGTCCAATGACTACTTTACAAAATCTTTTGAAGAAACGTATAAAGAGAAGAGGTATTCAGTTAATTAGGAAGACTGATTAAGTTTTTCAACAATACAATTTAATTGAACTATAATTGCTAATGCATAACCCATTGCATGGCTTTGTTTAAAAAAGTATTCATCAGTTTTTACCCAAACATTCTTTTCAATGTCCTTCCAATCCTTACCAACCAAATGGCGTTTGCCTGGCCTTATCATTGCAAGTATCATTGCTAACTGTTCAATAGTTTCGGGTAGGTGTTGTTTTACAATTTCAAAATGATTGTTTATGTGAAATAGTTGTTCAACTATTTCTTTATGACCAAACAGTTCCCACATTGGTTCAGTCGAAACTAGTCTGTCTAAATGTGGCTCATCTACTATATCTTTGTATATGTGATTATTAAGAAAGTCTACCTTAAACCAACCCTCTTCTTCTGCTTGTTTGTGATCTATTGTGCTGTAACCTTCTAACGGAAACTTAGGAATGTTTTGAAAGTAGACACCAGTATTATGTTTAGTAAACTTACCATCCTTTTCAATACCTGCAGGCGTATGATTTACTAACTTGAGAAAGTCATCTCTATTAGCCATATCAATGTCTACATCAAAATCAATCTTCACTGAACAATAAACTCCACTTCATTAATTTATCTTTTTTTACTTCTATACGTTCTTGAATTTGTTCGTCATTGACAAGTCCACTATGTTTCATAATATCAATCATACACATAACATCACCAATTTCATCTTGTAAATTACTAATATCATCTGGGCAACTATCCTTTTCAAATCTAATTAGTTTACTACATGCCTGTATTAGTTCAGCACATTCTTCCATTGTTATTACTAACATTTCTTGTCTTTTATTCATTATTCTTCTTTAACAAAGATGCCATCTATCATCTTGCCTTTTCTATCCTTAATATCATTGTATGCTACTTGTAAACATTCTTCTAATGTTGTGCCTTCTCTTTTAGCAATATTAATTAGTATCACTAAGCAATCTCCTATATCATCTTTTACATCTTTTCCTTTGCAGACACTATCAGATAGTTCTCCAACTTCTTGTATTAGTTTCAATACTTGATCTTTACTTGTGGCTCCATCGATAAGATTTCTATCTACATGCCATTTTTCTGTTAAATCTATTAGGTCATCTAAGTCCCACATTTCCATATTTTTACTCCTCATATACTTGCTATTTTACACGTTTTTTTAATTTCTGCTACTTCTTCTTTGTTAGATACAAATACTTTCATCCAAAATTTAGAGTCTATTAAATCTTTTATCATTTCTACTTGCTCTGAACTAAAACGTCTTAACAGATCGTTGCCTGAATCACTTAGATAAATTACCCAAGGACTAACTTTTGCACTTCTTATATCATGAACTGCTCTAGGTGTTGATACTTCCTTAAAGTATTCAAAATACTCTTTTTCGTTATCTTTACCCCAAGCAGACAAATACATAATTGTTCTTTCTAATGCTTTCATGCCAGGTTCTTTTTTTACATATTGCAATAAGAATTCATCATACACTTTATCTTTATGCCAATCTGCTAACTTCTTACTGTTCTTAATTAACCACTCTGCAAACTTTTCTGGCTCTAAATATTCATTACGAATACAACTTCTACCAAACTTTACAAAACCTTCATAATATTGACTGCGTATAAAATCTTCTTGTGATTTAGGTTTACTTGCTGTTGTATTAAGTTCATAAAACATTTGAAAAACTCTATAGCCTAATCTTGTATGTGTTAAGTCTTTGTCTGCCCAACGTCTTTTTCTAACACACATATGAGCGGATAGAGTTCGTTCACTCATAAAAGTTTTATTACACCATTTACATGTTAGATTATTTTCCAAAGATGTCTTTAATTGTTTTGTCATCGTAGCCGTAGTCATATGCCAATGCCTTTAATTCATTATTACTGTTTAACTTAATCATTAATTCTATATCTTCTGGTTTGCTATGCGGATATAAACCATATAAAAATTCTGATATTTTATTTTTCTTCTTCTTAGCATTGGGTGGTTTTAAGTAAGGGTGAAATTGTATTTTGCCAACACCACATGCACTTAGTAAAAGCCATTGCAATTCAGGATGTTTACTAACTTCCATAAACTGAAAATTTACTAATTCATTTGTAAGATATATGTAGTTTGCGGCATCTCGACCTTGCACACTACTGCAATATCTCATCATCATCCAGGCACTAAATGCCTTTTTCTGTTCAGTAGTAAGACGATTATAAAAGCCTCTGTCTTTCTTATCGACAGCCGCCATTATATCTTTAAGTGCTATTGCTGGCGCCTTTTTAGCCATTACGTCTATCCTGTGCTTGTTTCTTTTTTAGTTTTTCTTTTTTTAAATCTACTTTTTGTTGTGCTTGTTTTTGTGCCATTATTCGCCTTCAAATTCTATAAGTGTTTTAATATTGTAACCTTGCTCTTGTATTATAGCACTTCCCTTCAAATCGGGCAAGTCTATTACAGCCAGAATTAAAATATCTTTTTTTGCTATATCAAAGTTCTCGTGAATTAAATCTGCACAGGCAAGTGCTGTTCCGCCTGTAGCAATTAAATCATCTATAACTACTACCCTACCTTGGATGGGCGAAATTTTTTGTAAATGCAATTCTGTTTCACCATACTCTAATTTAAATTCTTTACTTACAGTTTCGTTTGGTAACTTTCCTGGCTTTCTAGCCATAACAAAGGGAACTTCTAAATCTCTAGCCACTGCAGAACCAAAAACAAAACCTCTGCTTTCTATAGCAACTATTGTATCAACTGTAAAGTCCATACATTCAGATGTAATGTCTATTAGTGTTTTATGAAATGCTTTTGGGTTTTCAGTTAGAGATGTTATATCTCTAAACTTTATACCTTCTATAGGATGATCTAAAACAGTTCTAATATGTTGTTTTAAGTCCATGCTTCATGCTCCCATGGTAAATCATTTTTACCAAAGTGCCCATAATTTGTAGTTTTAGTTAGATCAAAATCAAACAATTTAAATTTATTTATAATACCTAATGGTGTTAAATCCACAACTGATTTTACTTTCTCTGCAACAACATAATTTATTTTTTTATCAGTCCAAACTGTTACTGACGTAGGTTCTTTTATTCCGATAGCATAACTTAATTGCACTAATACTTCTTGAAAATCATTTTCCACTAATATTTGTTTTGCTACTGCTCTAGCCATATAGGCGGCACTTCTATCTACTTTAGTGCAATCTTTACCACTAAATGCTCCACCGCCATGAGGAGATGCTCCTCCATATGTGTCTACAATAATCTTTCTACCAGTTAATCCTGTGTCACCATCGGGGCCACCAATAACAAATCTACCAGTTGGATTAATATGAAATGTTGTCTTGTTTGTAATAAAACTTCCTGCAACATCTTGTATTATATCACTTACATTATTTCTAACAAATTCTATGTCAACTTCTTCTTTGTGTTGAGTGCTACAAACAATATTTGAAATATCTATCGGCTTGCCGTCACTACCGTAATTGAATGTTACTTGAGCCTTGCTGTCAGGTTCTAGCCATGTAAAGGCAGAGTCATTTTTTCTTAAGTCTTGTAATTTTTTTAATATTTCATGACTGTAAAATAAAGGATAAGGTAATTTATTTCCTGCTTCTTCACATGCATAACCAAACATAATACCTTGGTCTCCAGCACCAAAGTCATCTGTGCCTAGTGCTATATCAGGTGATTGTCCATGTAAATTATTTTGTATTTCTACTGTTTCCCAATGAAAGCCTTCTTGTTCATATCCTATTTCTTGTATTACGTCTCTTACTAAGTTTGCTATTCTATCCTTATTAGCACCTCTGTCGCTTTTGTATTCGCCGGCTAACACGACTTTGTTGGTAGTGACTATAGTTTCCACAGCCGCTCTATGTTGTTTGTTAGAGTTTATTAAATACGTTGCTACTGTATCTGAAATTAGATCTGCAACTTTGTCTGGATGTCCTTGCGACACACTTTCACTTGTGAATTGATACATGTTTACCTCATTTTTAAATTTAATATTTCATCCCATTCTGCATATTCTGTTTTTACAAAATGGTCTTTAGGAAACTGCGGTGGTTCTATATGTAACCATCTATCTCTTTTGTAGAGCAGTTTAAACCAAACCCTGTTTCCACTAATTGTAATCTTAGGCGTAAAAGCAAAAGTCTTTCTCCATTTTGTAAATCTTAAATTATCTTCGCTGTTTATATAATCACCTGCAATGGTTCCTTTTTTCAAATGTGGATATCTTGTGTATGCAGGGTGATTATAATTTGCCATCCTTTCTCATTTGTTCTCTAATTTTTGTTGCACTTATTTTTTGTGTTTCCTCATCAAGAACTTCCTCTTCAATTTTATACCCTACTCCTCTGCCATAAGTAATATTCATTATGTTAGGCACAGGGTAACATCTAAATTTTCCTGCATGTTCGGCCAATGCTATTTCTATATTTTCGCATATCTTATCTACTTGCCATGGGTCATCATCTGTAAGTGGCATGTCTCTAACCAGTATTGCAACTTGACCATGCTTTGCTACAGCCTTTTCAAATAATGCTTTATGTCCATCGTGGAATGGTTGAAATCTCCCTAACATTTGCGTGGTTGGTTGCTTTGGTTGAAACTCGTGATCTTTAATATCAACAGCAATTAGTCTTGCCCATTCCTCAACCTTTTCTTCTGTCCACCAATCTTCTGCTGTTACAATAGCATTTATTTTTACACTATCTATTGTAGGCTTTTCAAACATTTTATTTGTGTCTTCAAATCTGCCTTCTTCAATAGTATCCATCCAAATTACATATTCAGGAACATTCTTTTCTCGAAGTTCATTTGTTGGACAAACAAAGTCGGCTACACCATAATTTCCTTTTGCAACACTTTTTCTAACATAATCTCTCATTCGTAATGATTGACGTTCTCTGCCCTCAGGTGAGAAATCCCAATCATCAAATGTTTCTCTGATTTTGTCTGCGTTGTGCCAATCGGCATTACCTAATACTTCTACTAGTTTTTCTGCTAAAGTAGATTTACCTGAACCAGGTAAACCAAAAATTAAAATTCTTTTCATCTATTTTCTCTTTCCCATTCAACGTTATCATTAAAATCTTCCCAAGTTTCCTCGTCGATTTCTGAATACTTATCAAATGGATCTCTCCACTTTTTATTTAACCAACCAATATCTGCGTCATAACTTTTACCGGTTGTGTCATTGTAATCATAATCTGCATCTAATTCTTGCTTGTCATAGTAAACATTATCTACTAATTCACAAAGGTTTGTTTCACAAATTCCGTAACCTAGTTTAAATTCATCAAATGGCTCATCAGTGTCTACAAACCAAACTCCAAACGTTCCTTTCTCTGAACTGTGAAATGCTAAAACAGGAATGTATTCTTCTGCATTTTCTGTTGGTTCTTCTCTACTAAAATATGCTCCTTCTCTACCATATACAAGTATTGCTTCTCCATCATATACTTCTTTTTCGTAGTCCCAATCATCTGTGCTGTCTGCAGGAACTTCATATACTGTAAACCCGCCATCTGCATACGGTCCATTAAGATGTTCTAAATCATCATTTTCCCACATGTTAAAACCAGGCTCTCCATCTAATGAAGGACTCGGAGGAGTGTTAGGATCTAATAATGCATCTTGTGGTTCATCACTATCGCTATGATTATGCCAGTCATCGGCATCCAATACTACATCAACAAGTTCAGAACAGTCATGATCTTGATAATGTCTAGCAAAATTAGGATTTATTTCACCTACTACTAGTTCGCCTCCATATCTACTGCCTTCTATTCTATATCTATATTTTGCCATTTTATCTCCTATAACATGTCGGAAAAGTCTATATCTTTAATTTTGTTTGCTTCTTTTACAAACATTGCACACTTAGGTTCTGGCTTGTCTTCCAACGGAACAACCAGTAAGTGGCCATTTTTTAATTTAGGAAAATACCATTTTACATCTTGATACACATTTGTAATCTGTATTTCTTCTGCTCTTGGTAACCAAGTTTTCATTGGGTTTAAAATAGGTGCTACAAAGCCTCTATTATTAAGACTTGATAATGGCATAACTTCTATACCATCAAAGTCTTCGTCACTTGTAAGTATGCTCCAATCCATAGGCATCTGTATATTGTATTCGCCTATTTGTAAACATATTGCAGGTGCGTAAAAACTCTCTAAAAAAATTAATGGTAAAAAGTAGTAGTCCATGAACTCAGGATCACCTGCGTCAAAAACACAATACCTTATATCATCTATCTCATCAGGGACACTATCTATATCATAACTGTTATTTTCTAATGTTAATATTTTCATTTGTATTCAACCTTTGTTACCTTATGTCTAAAATTCTGTTCTTTATAGAACTGCTTTCTTTTTGTAAGGTGTCTTTTACTATACTTTAAATTGCTTGTGATGTCAACCACTTGCACATAATCTTTGTCCTCTGCTTTACGAATACCTCTTCCGATACTTTGTATAACACGAACAAAACTCTTTCCTGGCTCTAACATTACTAAATTAAATATTCTAGGAATGTTAATGCCTACTGCCGCTACACCATATGTAGCAACAATAACTTTATTGTTTAACTCACTAACCTCTGCATATTCATCTTGCCTATCTTTTGTTTTCATAGAGCCACTTATAAATACCCAGTCTGGATTTCTTTCTAAAAGCATTTCACCTGTTTTAATTCTGTCAATTAAAACTAATGTATTTCCGCTAGTTGCTAAACCTTTTATAATTTCACTAATATGATCAATACGTTTATCATCAGTTAGTAACCATTTTAGTTCTTGTGCATAACTATTAAAGCCTAGCACACCGTCTTGTAGTTGAAATATATTAACATCTAAGTCTGCTAATACACCCATGTCTTGTAATTCTTTACTGCTTAAATTACCAACAACTGGTCCTAAACTACAAAATACTCCTACAGCCTCATGCTCATCTTTAGGAATAGTTCCTGTAAGTCCCCATCTAATAGGAACATTTGCAAAAGCACCACCAAGTAAATTTCTTAATACATCTGCCTTTGCTTTATGGACTTCGTCGACCATAACACAAACAACACCATCTAAAAATTCTTCTACTGGAAAATCGGCTTCGTGTGCCTTTGTTTTCTTTTCAAGGATACTTAAACTTTGCCATGTGCAAATAGTGTGCGTTTTATTGTATTCTTTTCTGTCTCCAAAAAATACACCAACGTCTAATCCTAAATTCTTATAATCTTTTTCTGTTTGAACAACAAGATCTTTGTTTGGAACAATAACAATAGTTCTACCATATGGTTCGCACTTATGACTTAATACTGCTGTAACTAATGTTTTACCTGCACCTGTGGCAATTTCTTGTAAGCATTGTGGATTCTCTAAAAACTTATTAATTACATCTACTTGATAATCTCTTAATATTATTGGCGTGCCTGCAACAGGATGTCTAGGCGGCCAAGCAATATGTTCATAATCAGTTTGATCAACTTTCTTAAAATTAAATTCCCATGACTTTCTGAGGTCTTTTACTTCTATGTCGTATCCATCATTTGCAACAATAGGTAAAAGTTTTTCTAATAAATGGAAATATGTTCTACCTCCTATATCACAAAATCTAAGACATCCGTCCCATCTACCTAGTTTATAAGCAGGCATATGATATGCATAGGGTAAGAAGTATTTGACTTCATCTGAAATCTTACGTCTTGTTTTAACGTCAAGACCTGTAAACCTGACGTTTACTTCATCTCTGATTTCTAGAACACATTTATTCATAAGTTATATTATACTACCATTTATAGTTAAGTGCAAGATTTATTTCTCTTCCTTGGTTATTATAGTAAGGAGTAACCTCTACGACTTCGTCTGTTAAGTTAGTTCCTTTTAATGCTAATGTAACACCATTTGTAAATTCTTTTACTATAGTTAAGTCTAGTTTATGCAAGTCTTCCAAATACTCTTGGCCTTCTGGTAAGACATCATATTGTCCGGGTGCTCTATCTAAATTTACTGCATATTTTACATTAAATTTTACGCCATTAAACATTTGTTCCCATTGTATAAGTCCTACATACTTAGGTATTCTTGCTTGGTCTGTATCTGTATATTTCAGTGATATTAATACAGGACCAAAGTTGTTAGCAAATCTAATACCTTGTGTAGTGTATTCTCCTGTGTTTGCGTATGTGGGCATATTATATACGTTAGTTATAGTTGTTTGATTTGAGTAAATACAACCAGGTAGTCCAAACGTTGCTTCATCATTAGCATTCCATGTTGATAATAAAACACAACCTGCACCTGGACCAGTTATAGGATCAAGTGTAGCATCTACATCTAATTCAACTTTTGTAGTGCTTATTTCTGTATTGTATCCTGGTATGTATTCTATAGACTCTTGAAAGTCATACATAAACACACTAACAGCACCATAGCCAAGTTCTACGCCTACGCCTTCTTCTGGTTTAAGTTCTGCATTACCATCTACAAAACCGTCACCATTAAGTTCATACAGATTAGGTTTTCTAAAACTGTTTCCTACATTTAAAAACCAATTACCCTTTGCAATTCCTAATCTTAAAGCATTTTGATCATCGTTGCCAAGCCTAATACCAAAGTTGTAATCTAATACAAAACTTGCATTTGCAGAAAAATACAATCCAACATTTTCATCTGAATGTTTTTCTTGTATCTCAGTTAATGTATATACCCCATCGCCGACAGTAGAAGTTACAAATTCACCCGTGCCAATAAAACCACCATCCCATAATGGTCTTATTTTATTTGTATCTAATTCTTCATCATAGTAAATAGATGGTTCCGTAAGTTCAGTCTCAATCTCAGTGGACCCTTCAACGTTTTGCCAACTGTTAGTATTGTAGTAAATTTTTTCTGCATCAACTCCAAATGCTACTGACAAGTTTTGACTTAAATTCATATTTTGGCCAAATCTAACAAAGTCTCTAAAACTTTCATTTGAGTATGTTGGATCTTCTACTGTAAAATAATCAGCAGTATTATAGTTTCTACCTATAGTGAAGTATTCATTTCTAATTGCTACATTATATCTTTTGCCATCTTGTAAACAATCGTTTGATTGGCCCCAATTATAATCATAACAATTATCGTAGTCGTATTCGTATTCAGAAAATTTACCTACAATAGTAAAGTCTCCAACATCAACATTTAGCCTTGCTGTTTTGTTTACATATTGATCTTTTTCATCATTGTCGTTTCTTACACTTCCAATGCTACCTTTATATGAACTAACTTCAAACTGATCTATAGGTGCAACTCTAGTGTAATCATCATTTCCTCTTTTTAATGTTATGCCATGCTCAATTGTGTCTTGTATTAATACTGTTCCAGCCATACTACCTGAGCCATACAAAACACTATTAGAACCTGATATAACTTTTACTGTTTGACCATGTGCAATGTCATGACCAAAGTCATACCATCCTGCACCAGGATCATTTGCAGGTATTCCGTTTACAAAAACAGAAGTGTGTATAGTTTGTGCTCCTCGTTCAGCATATCCAACAAAGCCACCTGGGCCACCTTGAGGATATGTAAATGCTGGCATAATTATACTAATTATAGATTCATCTTCTACAGGCTCGGCTTTAGTTTCCCTTTCCTGCTGTGCTACCACAATTACTTCTTCAATCTCACTTGCTTTAGTTTCAAATGCTATTAACATACCTAGCATTACAACAAAAGCAACATATAGAGGCGAAAAATTTATGTGGAAATTCTTATCAAATTCTTTCATTTTATCTCCATTATAGAATTCTTATTATTCATTATACATTCTTTCCTTTATAAGTCAAGCGGAAATAGACCATTTGAATATTTGTCTACTTCCGAATTTATTAGGACGTTTTGGTTATGTTTCAGTATTGGCATCATGTCCCAATACATTTCATGCAACTCCTCCAAAGATTTATTATTAAGTTCTTTTACAACGTCCATTATCATTTGAACTTTTTTATCTCCGTTTTCTTCGTTGTCATAATCTTCGCTCCAATAATTACTGAAAGTTTTAAAACCACATTCTTTTAAATATTCTAAAGTTCCTGATGTGGAATAAAGTATTTGTGGATGTAAGTAGAGCATAGGTCTTGTTGTTTTTTCTGTAATAAACATCTCATGATGATATGGCCTAAAGTGATCATTTAATTCAACATTGTGACCAAATTGATCACATAATTGAGGACACTCTCCGCTTTCTGTAGTTACTGTAAAGTAACAGTCATCATACAAATAGGTATAATCTCCTGTTTTGTTCCAATCTGTTAAATCAGAATCTTTTTCAAATATTTTAGCATATACTTGCTCCCAATCCCCTACTAAATCAAATTGTAAAGGTAACATATCCTTTAGTTCTTGTTCTAGTGGATATTGTTTTTCTATTGGATAGTATAATGTGTGAAAGTAATGAAAACTTATTAAGTTGTTTTTAATATTTTCTTCTGTAAGTAATCCATTTTTCCACATGTAATGCAAAAATACAATTCTATGTTGTATGCCTAAATTTGCATTTAAACAATTAAACTTTTTTGGTCTTAGATTTTTGTGTGCTTCTTTTGGAAACTTTAGTATTTTATAAAATGGATTAGTTTTTGCATAAAGCCAACGACCAAAATCAGTGCTTCTGATATTTATTTTACCTTCATTGGGTCTATGTATAGAATGCCACTTGTGATAATTTTCTTTTAGTGTAGCCGCACCGCCATGAAAAGTAATATTTTCTAAGGGTAAATTATATTTGTGTGCGAACTCATGGATAACATCACCAAACCATTTTCCGTTTACTACCCACAATGTGCCTTCTTGTGTATATTCAAAATACACATAAACATTTTCTCTATTTGAATTTTGCGAACAATAGTCGCGAAGATCTTGTGTTAAAGTCTCTGTGAAATTTTCAAAGTTTTCTCGGTCACGTTCTAAGCAATTATTTAATCTGTAAAAGAAGTTTACCCTATTACTATGTCTTCCATTCCCGCTGTTCTCAATCTCGTTATATGTCCTATCTGCCATTGCTTTGTGTCTAGTCCTTTCATTATGCCTAAGTATTTGTTTCGCAAAAGACTAAATTGATTTGTTAGGTGTGTTAAGTCTATAACACTTTGTTCGCTGTCAACAAACTTTTCTGCGTCTCTACTAGATAATTGTCTATTATATGATTCTAAAAATTTTCTAAATGTCTTTGAACGTTCTTTGCGAAGTTCTATATTTAGATGTTCGAGAATTGCTTCAATCTCTTGTAGTTGATTGAAGCGAAACTCTGTTGTGCCGGGAAGGGAAGCACTGGCTTTTTCCAGGCTTCCCTTTATTCTGCATTCGTATTTGGCATCATTAAGTTCGTCTTCGTAATAAGCAATGGCGTCGACCATTTTGCTTAAATCTGAAACTACTTCATTATACCAAGTTGCCATTAATCCCAATCCTCGTCTTCTTCATCTTCTTCGATACCAATATCAAAATGACTAACAATAGCCGCTTTCATTATTGAATCGAATTCCATGATGTTACTTTCAATTTCAGAAATATCTACATTATCATCGAATGTTCTAACGAGTATTTCTGCAATATTAAGTCTTTCTTTCTTAGGAAGGTATGACTTTATGCTGTCCCATGTTTCAAGTAATAATGCTACTTCAGGATTCATCTGCGTATTCCTCTTCAGTTGGTTCTAAATCGTCTAAGTCAACGTCCTCATCTGCAATTTGCACTTTTGGATTTTGACCCCATTCGTCTATAATTACCTGAAGTTTATCTCCAGTCCAGCCTTTTCTGAACTCTTTGATTTCTTCATTAGTTACAGGTGAAATGTAAGAAAGTTTATTTCCTACTTTTTCAACTATACCTTTAGATTCTAGCATTTCCAATAGGCCACTATATGGGTCCATGCCAGTTTCATATGGTATTTTGATTTGAACACCTTCAAAAGGTTTGCTGTATCGTGACTTCATCACTTTACAGGCCGCTCTGATTCCTTGCACCGTGGTTACTTTATTACCATCAAGATCCTCTTTAAGTTTAAGTTTCTTCATAGCAACTACAATACTACTTGCATATATAAAACCTTGTCCGCCACTGATTTTATCATCAGGGTCAAACATGTCTTGTGATGCATAAGTATGATTTGTTGCCACTAGTGCTATTGGGAAAGGTGCAATCTGGTTAACTGTGTTTCTAACCAAGGCTGTTAATGCCTTAGGTTTTCTACCCATGTCACCTTTCATGTCACCTTTTTCGAACTGAGCAACGTCAGTGGGTGTTAATAACATTCCTAAACTATCAACAACAAATACTAACTTTGGCATTTCTTCGTATGGAAGATCGGAGTAGTTTGCTTTATAGTCTTTCAAAAATTCTGATACTGCTTTTGCAACATCGTCAATCATTGAAACACTAATTTTTAATAGTTTTTCAGGACTGGTATCAACATCTAATGCTTGAAGCCATTGTTCGTCAAGTGCGTTCTCTGAATCGAACAACACTACTTGACATCCTGCCTCTTGTGCATTTTTTACAACGTTCCCAGAACATATAAAGGATTTGCCTGAACCAGATTCTCCAGCAAACACACTTACTTTACCTAGAGGAATACCTCCGCTAAAGTCACCACTAATTAAATAGTCAAGTGTGTAGTTACCAGTGCTGATCCAATCCCTAGGGTCATGAAATCCTGCACTGATACCACTAATGCTTTTGGTGATTCCAGTTCTGAACTTTGTTAAGTCAAAAGGTTTCTGCATGATTTAACTCCTTAAGACGACTGTCTGTTTCTGATCATATTTAAAATATCATCAGCCGACTTCTTACCAACGTCTTCACTTGCCGTAGCAGGTGCAGGTGTTTCAGCAACTGGTTCAGCAACTGGTGTTGCCGCTGGTGCCGGAGCAGGTGTTTCTACTGCAGGAGCCACACTCTCTGTTGCAGGCTGTGATACTGCCGGAGCAGGTTGAGCCGATGCCACTGTTGATTGTGTTTTGCTTCCCACATCAAGTCCGTAGGGTTTGTAAAAACCACCCCATTTTGCAGGGTCATATAACTCCCCATCTACTGATGCTTGGAACATTTCTGCTATTGCTTGAACGCCTTCTGCTGTTGGTTTAGCAGGTAGGAAATCATTCAGAGTGAATAGTCCATTTGTATCAATTGCCGCAAGTTGATCTTCAGTAAGAGCAGATTCTTTTCTTGCCCATTTACTTGTAGAGTAGTCTGCGTATTGACCTTTTGTAGTTTTCGATAAACGGAAATCAGTTCCATTTACATAATCAGTTGGTAGATTTTCCATTTCTGGGTCCATCAATGCTGATTTGATAATGTTAAAGATTTGCGGTCCAATAACAAAACGTCTGATAGGATTATCAGGTGTTTCTTCGTTAAGTGGATTCTCGTTTACAAAGCCTTGGAAAATGTATGAACGTTTTTTCCAATACTTTCTTCCCATATCTTCAAGACTTGCGTCTTTAAACCAAGGACGAACCTCAGTCAATACAGGGCATGTGTCACCCCACATTTCCATACAAGGGACTTGAACGGTAACAGGTTTCTGTTCTCCGCCAGCCACTCCTGGGAATGTAAGTCTGATCATTTGTCGTTCTACCCAAAAGAACGTGTTGTTTGGATCTGAGTCAGGTAAGAACCTAAGAACGGTGCTTGTTCCTTCGTCGATATTCCAAAAAGGGTAAATTGCTTTGTCGCTTTGAGCGGGTGAACTACCAGGTTTTGATTCCATAGATTGTAGTTTTGCTCTGATTTCTGCCAATGATGCCATAATGTGTCTCCTATTGATTGTATGCCATGTCGTAGTATGTGTTTCTACTACTGTTTTATTATATTAATGCCTAAATGCAACTCTGTCAACCTATTTTTGCAAATAAATTGCCAAAATTACAATAATGTAATTCTCTGATTGTCCTAGGACAATTTTTAAATTACAACTTTATTTATTAAATGCTGTTAAAATTCTACTGAAAAACGGTCCAAAAACTTCTCATATGACTCCATATAAGACATTGGCTCACCTTGAATAGGTTTATTTCCTGCACTTAATAATGAACTTTTGATTGCTTTGTAATCAAAATCGCTCATTCTGCCTCCGCTAGTAAGACGTTTACCACAGTCACGTAAGTAACTTCCTAGTCTTTCGTCTTTAGCACTGAAGCCTAATTGACTCACCTGATGTCCTAATTTTGCATTAGGTGTGTCGAATTGTAATAATTCTGTTTCTTTTAGCATGTCTACTGCATTGTTAAATTGCTCGTTTTCTATTGCTTTAACAATGTGTGATTCAAATGCTTTTCTTTTTAAATTTAATGTTCTTAAATTGTCCATTACATTTGCAACTTTGCTATCAAAATGTGTTTCAGTAAATAATGATTGGATGTCGGAGTCATCTTCTTCTAAATTATACTTTTCTTGATTTGATAAATTTTCTACTGCTGTTGCGTATGTTTTTGCACCTTGTAATTTTTTAAATGTTTCTCTGATGTTGTTGATATTCTCTACTGCTAATGCAACATACTCTGCGTTTGCTTCATTAACAATATTTGATCTTCTTACATAAACAATAAATTCACGTAACTTTGTTAAGTCTTGTGCCATGTTTACTATAGATTCACCAATGCTATCATATACTTCTCCACCTTGTTGAACATGTCTTGCCATTGCTCTAGCCATTGCTAAATTGTTTTCAGGTAGTTTAAATCTTTCATCGCCACGTTGTATAAACACATTTTGTATATTTCTACTACGTGAACCTCTTACTTCTTCGTCTACTGCTTTTTTATGTTTTAAAACTATCTTTACATTCTCTAAAGGTTGATAACTTGTTTTAGTAGAGCCTGACAATTTACCTAAACTAGCCTCTTTCATAACGTCTGCCATTTCTTTCTCCGAATTCTTTTCTGCATCTTGCAACTCGCCTTTTGCTTTTAGGGTTTTTCCAAAAACATTATAATCAAAGTTAAGCAAATAGTCTTTGCTTAATTCTTTAATCATTGGTCTAATTTTGTGATCTGACAAGTCTTCGCTAGTATTTAATACTATAGAATTTTTATTTAAATCTAGTCTTACTATAATATTAGGTTCGTCTACAACAAATCTTGTGCTTTCTTGTGGATTAACTTGATTATTGCCTTCAACATCAAATGTTTTAACTTCGTAGCCAAAACCTTTTAGAAGACTAAAAATTTTTTCTGAAACTTGTTTTTTATTAGTTGCCATACAACTATTTATCTAAATTATCCCAATTGGCATTGGTCCATCGGAATCATCCCAATCATCTTCATATAATCCATCAGCACCTAAACCACTATTTACTTGGTCATAAACACCTTCTTCGAATGTTCCTATGTATTGAATCATTCTTACAGCAATTACTAAAGACATAACTAAGTCATCAAATTCGCCTGGTTTAGCGGCAAAACTATTTGCTCTTGATACAAAGTTTTTTAGTTCTGATACAAGCATCTTACTTTTAATTCTAATTTTATCTTGTTCTACTAATCGTTTGAGGAATAAACAGCCTTCTATTTTACTTTTATGTGTAGTATGGAATCCTTTCCTACCTTTCTTGCCTTGTATTCTTTTAGGTTCATGTAAGAAATCACCGGGGAAAGTTTCTTCTCCTGTATCTCTAATTACAACAAGAGCGGCCTCACCAATAGCATTATTTTCAACAGACCAATACAGTTGATCGCATTTGCATTCTTTTAGATACATTAAAATATCTAACATGGCTTTCATTTGGCCTTCTATAGGTGTTTTATTATGACACCACTCTGCAACTTGCGTCATAGTTGACAGTTCTAACACTTGTATTGCCGCATTGTCGCCACCTGTTCCTGAACTAGGATCTAATGCAACTACAAAAATAGAATCTGGATCTGGTTGCTTATACCAACGTGTTTGCCCCATTTTGAGATTTGGTTCAACACCTTTCATTTCTAAAAGTTTCAAAGCATCTATAAGTGTTTCATCGTAGATAACGAATTCACATTCATGTTCTCTTCTAAAACGTTCTTCTCCAATTCTTCCTCTTTCTTCAGTTGCCCATGCAGGATCTCTATCTGGGTGTTCTTCCCATTTTGCAATCATAGGTTTGAACCCATTTACACCTACATCTTGTTCATTGCCATGTTCGTCAAACATCTTGTTTGCTTGGTTCCAAATCATAGCAAAAGTGTCATCATCACTATTAGGTGTGCTTGTAATTATACACTTACCACCTGTTGCTAGTGTAGGTGATAATGAAGTCCAAAACTCTTTGGCTATTCTAGGTGGAACAAATGCAAACTCGTCTAAGTAAACTAATGAAAGTGACATACCTCTACCAGTATTTTCTGTAGTTGTAGCACTTATTATCCTACTACCATTGTCCATTGTCATAGAGCCTTTGTTGTATTCTGTTACACCTGCTCTAATATGATTAGGCACACTTTCGTATGCATATCTAATACGTTGCATAATTTCACTAGCACCTGCTTGTTTATGAGCCGCAACTAATATTGTGCTGTCAGGCTTAAACATAGCATACCACAGCAAGTATCCTGCGGCTACAGTAGTTTTACCCATCTGTCTTCCCAGCATGTTGATACTGTATCTGTATTTGCTATAATTTTCTACAAGACCTTCTTGGTAATCAAAAGGATCAAAGTCTATGCCTCCTAGAGTAGGATGTTGTATCTTCATGTGCTTTTTCATAAAATGTAAAGCACCTGTTTCTTCATTACAACAATTTTCAAAGTCCAATAACTGTTCTTTACTCATAGGAACTTTTTTGAAGCCTTGCTTAATTAAACTTGTATCTGCTGTTCCTCTAGCCATATAAGTATTTAGTTAATGCTTTCTTGGTTGTTTAATAAATCTAGTTGTGGTGATTGAGTAAGATTATACATTGTAATATATTCTGTTAAGAATTCTGCAATAGCAAGATGGCCTGCTTGGTCTGGGTGCATACCTACAGGTTCTACTGAATGTTCTAAACTAAAATCAACACCTGCATATATGTAAGCAGATACAAGGCGTTTTGTCTTAACAAATTTTTTGTAATATGCGTCTAATATTTTTTTATATTTAGGATCTCTTCCTCCAGTCCAAGTCATTATATAACGTATATCATTTTTATGAAAGTAATCTGTCATTTTAGTAAGTTGCTGTAGTGTTAATTCTAGATTACTTAGTTGTGAAGTTCTTAATTGTAGTGCAATATTTTTTTCATGATCATGCCTTGCAATCTCTCCTTCTGCTATTTCTTCCATTGGAACCTGTTCTGCAAATTGATCACCGGATAGATAATCAATATCTTTTTTAAGTTTTACATATATAGATTTGTATCCACTTGCTTCGATTTCTATGTATTGCCTATCTCCTCTAAATGCTATAGGCACAATTGAATAGTCATCATCAAAACTTTTATCAGTTACTAGACCTTTTAGTGTAACAGGATCGAATTGTCTATAAGAGGGATCGGTTAATTCACAGACAACAAATAAATTTTTGAATGTGCCATACTTGTTATAGTATTGTTCACAAAAACCTATGCTGTCTATTACTGTCATGTCTATGGGTTTTGCTACTATAGAATGGTTCCAGCAGTTTTGTATATCGTTCATATTAGCAAAGTGTTGCACCCAACTAATTGTATCTGTAACTACGTCTTTTGATGTTATACTAGGAATAGTATATTCACCGCCGTGCCAACCTGTGGCAAAGGAACAGCCATTAACAAATAGATCTCTCATATAAGTATTTAGTGATTAAGAGGAAAGTTTGTCTTGTAATTTTGCTTTTAAACTATTGAATAAAGAACTTTTGTCCATGTCATGTTTTTTAAGAACAATCATTTTTGGTTTTTCTTCGTCACCGCAGTCATCATGACATTCTTCATCATCACAGCAATCAGACATTTCTGGCTCTTCGTGATCATGTGATTGAACAGGCATTAACAATTCTTCTTCTTCAGGATCTTCGTCATTTGCATCACCTGGAACTACGTCAGTTTGTGGTTCCATTCCTGCTAACTTCAAGATGTCTTGTAGTTCATCCATGCTACTTGCATTTGCACTAACAGTTACACTAGCATCGCCTTGTTTTTTAGTTTTGCTGTATGTTACTCTTTCGTCTTCTTCGCCTGGATCAGCATATCCTAATCCTTCTTGAAGTCCTGCAAGTTTTTTAAGTTCTTCCATTTGCTCTGCATATTTACTAGCGGCTAATTTCATTTCTGGCTCGTCTGCATCCATTTCTGGCTTTGCATCCATATCTGGTTCCATTGCTTGACCTTTTTCTTTATTATACATTTTAATAAGGTTAACAATTCTAGGACCAAATGTTTCGTCATCTAACATACCACGAAGTTTACCAATAATACCACTAGCGGCTTCTCGGTCTTGTTTGTTGCCTATTTCACCTTGACTAAGATCGTCTAGACCTCTATCAATTTGTTGAATACTGCCTTTGTTTTCTGGGTCTCTAACTTGATTTAAAAATTTTGGATCTTCAGAAAGACTTAGTTCTTCTATATCTAGATCATCGTCTAGTTCTGCATGAACATTGTCCATTCTGTCTGCTCTGTAACTGCTATCTGGATCTTGTCCTGGATTACGAGTTTGTTGTGCTTGTTGTCCTTGTGCAGTTTTTTGTGTCATTTGATCGGAAAGTTGTAAAACTCTTTGTAAAGCACCACTGTCACTTAAAATTGGTTGTAATACTGTAAGTATTTTACCTAGTTGTTGAGAATGTTGGCCTGATACAGGTTCACCTTTGGCCGCTTTATCCATTGCTTTAGCAAGTATCTGAGGTTGAATACCTTTTAGTTCTGAATTTTTTTGTCCACCTAAACTTTTTAACTTTGCGCCACCTTGGACGTTGGCGTTAGGGTTTTCATTTATTTTTTTATTTGACATTATCCTGCTCTCCTGGCGCCTGCAGATTGTGTTACTCTGGATACATCTTTAGAACCTTCTGCACCTTTGCCCATATTAGGTGTTCCTACAATATTATCGTATGTAGGTCTTAGTGCATCGCCCATTAACTCATCCTTGCTAGGATAGTTACGGAAATAATCTGCGCCTTTTTCATCTTTAATTTTTTGGAGTTCTTCTAAGAATTTTTTATTATGTTCTTCGCCAAACAATGCAACATTAAAGTCCATGTCCATGTTTTCGTTTTCATAATGTGCTTGTTCTTCTTTATTGAATTCTGCATCTTCTTCAGATACATATCTATCTTTGTCTTGTTCGTGTCTGATTTCAGCCATTTCGCTTTCGATCCTTCTTGGGTCTTTTACACCGTAGCATAAAACTCTCTCATGATCTAAACCTAAATTAACTGCTAACCATACTTCTAAAATTCTTTCATTAACAGGATACTTTAAAACTATATCTGTGCTACTTACTTCAGAAACCATTTGAACTCCTTTGGCTCTCAAAAACTCCATTGGATTTTCTTCTATTGGTTTTCTTTTAAAATCGGATATACTTACAACACCATATTTTGCAAGGCATTGCTCAATTATATCTTTTTGTTCGCTACTGCAATCGCAGGCAAACTTGACTCTGTAGCCATATTCTTTGTTAAATGATTCTTTTAAATAATCTTTAAGTTCCATTGTATAACTCCTTTACACACTTATTTATCATTTTTATTAATAATTTTTAAAAGTTCATTACGGTCGTAAAGAATATCGCCGTCTGCTGTCTTCTCTCCGCTCTTTCCTGAGGTATTATCAAGTCTTGCTTTTTTAATCATTAGATCTATTTGCTGTAGTTTTGCTTTTGCTTTACCATCACTGGCATCTAAGGCTATTTTTAACATATTACTTGCTTCAGCAAATACTTTACCTGCCGCCATATCTCCTACATTCATTCCTAGACTCATAAGTTGCTTATAACTGCTAAGTGCTTCTTTGGCAATATCATTCATTTCTAGTTCGTGTTCTTCTAATCCTTTTACTTCTTTAAATGCCATATTAATCTTTTCGCTGACACTTAATGCATCTTCCATAGTAACAATTTCTTGTTTTGTTTCTTCTATAGAAGGCACTTCCTCTGGATTTTCTTTTGCAAGAGCCTCTTCTAAAGGTGGTAAATTGAACTCTTCTTCTAATTTCTTTGTCATACTACTATTTATTTAACCAGACAGGGTATTCATTTTTGAAGCGGTTTGCTATGTTTTCATGCTCTTGCTCTGTGTGGTGTGTTACTGCCCATTTAAAAAATTCTGTATCTCTGTTTATTTCGTATGTAAAATGCTTTGCTGGTATATACTGTATAACACCTTTTGCAAACTGTTGTGGATAAAAAGGCAAAACAAAACATATATTAATGTTGTTATCATCACAGTATTTTTTTAAAAACATTAAGTTTGATAATCTATCGTGTATGTATTTAAAGTCTGCATTATATCTCAGGTATTGCATTATTCCTGCTTTATGCGGGCCTATAATCTCATCTGTTTCATACCAAATGCTATTTCTAATAAACTTATGCTCTTTGTTATTAATAAAATTTTTATCTTTGTAAACATTATCAAAGTTTGTGTTTTGTGCAAAATCGGCTGAGTCTATAGTATGTTGCTTTTCTATTTGTAGATTATCTCTGTAAAAGTTTGTTACAAAAAATATGCAATGAGTATAATTATTATCTATAAGTTCTTGTAGTGTTATAAAAGTTGTAGTGCTGATGTCACCTGAATTTATTCCTACTGAAGTTGCTTTAGAATCTAATTTTTGACACCAATGTTGAAAGTTTAAATATTGCCTAAACCCTTCGCCCTTTTTAGATGAAGGATAATCTATATATTCTCTGTCTTCTTTATAGTTAAAGCAGTGATCAGGAAAGACTGCAAAACTATCACCGCCTACTAATAATTTCATATCAGTATTTATTTACGTTTAGCAATTCTTTTTGGCTTTCGAGGTTTGTTATTTTTAAAAATTTGATCTTCGTTTATGACTTTAAAACGTATGC